TGGGAGCGTCCGGACACACCCCCTGCAGGACAAGGCAGTATTGCCCGGCTGCGGCGGGAATCACCTGCACGCCCAGCGTCCGCAAGTTGACGGACATGGCGGCGTCATCGGCGACCTGGATGGCGAATGCCGAGGCCGCGGTGCCTGGGACAAACGTTTTCAGATTGACCACGGCCCGGAAGTAGTTGCGGGCGTAGCCAAAGTCGCCGTTGCCCCCGGTCGCCACCGGCGAGGCGGTGGTGAGATCGGCAAATTCAAACTCGCCGTTGGCCAGGGCCGCCCCCACATTCGGCATGCCGACCGGGATCTTATCGAACTCCGGACTATACTGACGGGCCGCCTGGCCCAGCGTCTGCGCCATGAAGCACCCCCTCTAGGCGTTGGTCAGCCCGGTAATGCGCGCGTGTTGCCGTAAGCTGAGGAACTGCATTTGCATGGTCAGCCAGACATGCGACACGATGACGCGCTGGTTCGTCGGCTGAATAAACGGGTCGATGCGAAAATGATCGAACGGGTGAAAGATGGGGCGCACATACTTCTCGGTGTACATCTGCGCCTCGCCAGCCGGACAGAACTGGTCGTGCAGCACCACGGCGCGGTTGAACATCAGGTTGCGGAAGCCGCCCCGCGTGGTTTCTTCGTCCTCGATGAAGCGCTGGTTGTTGGTGAGCAGGCCCCAATAGGTGTTGTAGCCCGCCTGGGTCGTGACGATCAGCGTGGGCTCTTCGTTGCCGAAGGTGGCCCGGCCATAATCCGTCTGGACGTTGGCGAGGGTGAGGCCGCCGACCGGCGCAACGGTGACGCCGTTGCCCCCGTTGGTGCGCCAGACAAAGCCAGTGACGGCGTTCGACTGGATGGGGACGCCGGCGTAGCTGCCGGTATCGGCGAGCGCCAGGGGCACGCCGTCGAGATCAATCGCGGTGTTCTGGGGCGCGATACGCTGCACCGCCCTATTCAGCTTCTGGAGCAAGCTGCCGAAGGCCACTTCCTCTTTGGAGCGCACCAGGTTGCTGACGGCCTGCATGCCCTGGTTGAGCACGGCATCGAGCACCGGGATGGCAATGAGCTGCTGATAGGCGCGCCATTGCAATTCGGCTGGCTGGATGGAGTCCGTGACATCGGTGGAGAGGAGCTGGGCGCCCCAGTAGGCCCCCCCAGTCAGCTCTTCCTGGTTGATCAGAGGCCAGACCAGCGCGCCTCCCGTGAACTTGCGGCCCAGACGCGTGAGCCGCCAGAAGAAGGGACTGGGCTTGAACACCGAGTCCACCAGGGTCTTTTGAAAATGCTTCTGTGTAAGCGCCCCAGCCGTATTGATCAGGGTAATAGGCGGCTGCGAGAGTGCGCTGCCGACTTCTGCCATAGCTCTACTTCCTTTCTGGGGGCTACGCGCTGCCCATCAGGATCGCCAGCATTTCCGGATCCATCGTGGCCGCGGCCTCGGCTTCGTCGAGGTTGGCGTAGACCGGCTCGGGCGTGCGCATCGTGGCGGGTTGCCCGAAGGGTTGAAAGGGCACTGCGCCGCGCGCCAGCTCCATGCGGGCCTTCTCGTAGGCGGCCTTCTCGGCGTCGGCCCGGATGGCGGCCTCGCGTTGCTCGCGCGTCAGCAGGGTGTAGGATTCGTTCAGATTGGGTGGCCCCTGGCGCGACGCCAGCGCGTGCTGCACCAGCGCCTGGGGGTCCACGTTATACGGGTCGTTCCGTTTGATCTGGTCTAAGGCCATCATGACCGGCCACTGCCCAAGCTGCGAGCCGATACCCTCGAGGGTGCGCTCGAGTCTTGCGATGGTTTCTTCGGTCCTGGCGGCGCGCTCGAGGGCCAGCTTGGAGGCCTGGAAGATCGGGGCAAGGATCGGATCGCGCTCGTAGTCGACCAACGGAGCGCCATTCGTCGGGTACGGCGAACTGCCCTCGTAGGTGTTGGCGGCGTGATCGGTATTTGCCGCCGTGAGCGCCTGGGCAAGCTGGGCTTGCAACTGATCGATCTGGGCCCGGGCCGCCTGGTCGCGCTGACTCCAGTTCTGGGTCAATCTTGTCATATCTTCTTTAGGAATAGCGGTATTGCGGAGATCACCCAGGGCGATCGGGGCGCCGTTCACGTCGATAACCATCTCGTCGGGATAGGCCTCACGATTCCTGATAATGGTGTTCCAGCTTACGTCAGCCATGCTATGCTCCATCTGCGGGGGAGGGGCAATCCTGGCCGGGACTCCCTCCCTACGCGGCAATGGGACTACCACTACATCTCAGGTGGTCCTGGGGCGGGCCCTGGAGGGGGCCCGCCCATCATCATGCCACCCATCGGCAACCCCGCGGGCGGTGGCGGCACCTCTTCGCGGGGCAGCATTTGCATTTTCTGCGCGGCCTGTTTGAGATTCATCAGCGCCGAGGCCAGCTCTTTGGCCACCTCCGGGCTGCGCTGGTGGATCTGACTCATGGCGTACCCTACGGTGTCCTGCGCTCTGCGAATCGCCACTTCGACGTTGTCGGGCGGTGGCGTTGCCTGGAGCGAACGGAGCGCCGCGGCGGGATCGCCGCCTGGCATGCCCCCGGCCAGACCAGCCAGGGCTTGTTGCATGAGTGGACCGCCCATCGGGCCGCCAGGCGGTCCCCCAGGCGGTCCACCGGGGCCTGGAGGCCCGGGCCCTCCTGGGCCTGGCGGGGGCGGCATGGGCGGTCGTGGCATGGTTGCCATAGCTCACCTCCTAGACGCCGTCGCCGTCGTCGCCCTCAAAGCTCGTGTCTTTCCAGTCGTTCACGTCATCGCCGGAGCCGCTGCTCTTGATCTGCAGTCCGCCACTCGGCGACGTGGGAAGATAGCCCAGCGGATCGGGCGGATCGTTCCCCCACATGGGACTGGTCACTTCCGCGTGGTGCACGCCCTCGCTATAGAGCGGCGAGGCGATCGTCACACGGCCACTGCTGCCACGTCCTGCTTCAGCCATAAGCACCTCCTGGGTTAGCGTCGGCCTTTACTCCGACTCTTCGTGCCGGTATCCCGGGGTGTACGCACCCGGCGATCACGACGGAAGCGGTCTTCGCGCATCCTCCTCACCTCCCTTCCTGGGCCTAGCGCACCATCTGGCAGGGCACCGCCAGGCAGGTCTGCATCTCCACGCCACCAGTTGCCGTGACGCCATGCTGATAGCCCAGGGGCCCACGCCACCAGACACAGCTTGCCACCTGGCGGGCGTTGAGCTGATCAATCAGCGGGCTGGTGCACCCGCCCAGGCACAGCGCCAGCAGCAGCCACTCAGGGCGTACCCTCATGGCGTTGGTCTTCCCGCGCCGCGCCGAGCGAACGGTGGAAGAAGTCCATCACGGCCTGCTTCCCCCCCGCTTTCTCGAGCGCCTGGACGTCCGCCGTCGCCACCCGGAAATCGCTCCTGCGGCCTTCGTGGACTCCCTGCACCCGGAAACTGTCCCCGTCGTGACTGATCTGGCTGATGCCGGTCTCCTGGCTCATGGGCCATCCCTCCTTCCTCGTGTGGGGGAATTGCGTCATCGTCGGTGCTGCCCTGCAGGAACGGCAGTAAGCCAGACAGCATGGCCATAGGATCGATGGGCTTGCGGAGATCCGGCTGGGCACACGGCTGGCTGCGGTCGCCAATGCACACCCGCAGTGTCACCGAGCTCCCCGAGGGCAGGCCGGTGTCGAGCAAGGCGGCGATTAAAGTAGGCAGGTCACTCACCTTCTCCCTCCCTGGCTCTTCCCCTTGGCCGCCGCTGCCAGCGCCATCTCTTGCTGCTGACGCTGCGCGATCTCCTTGTAGCCGGGGATTTCCAGCATCCGTAGCAAGTCTTCGTTGGGCACTCGGTTCATCTTCGCTAAAGCAAGATAGAGTCTCTTTAACATTGTTTTTGATTGGACTTGAAACGAGTTCGGGTCCACATGCACGGCGTACCGTTCCCACTCCATCAGCGGCGTCCAGGTGATCGGCTTCCACACTTCGTCCTCGACGAACGGCAGGAACCGCTCGGTGGTGTAAAACTGCGCCATGCGCGAGAACAGCATTTGCACCAGGCGTGTCACTGAGCGCAGCAGCAGGCGTGAGCGCAAGCGTGTCAGGCCCATGCTCTGGGAAATCTCCGTCTCGGTGAGCTCGGCACTGACGTTGCCCTGCCCCTGCTGGCCCTGGCGGGAGGGTTGAAACCCCAGCACCTCGCGCATCTTGGCGCGTAGCCGCTCGCCGTGGGTGATCATTTCCGGTGGCATGGGCTGCGGATAGAGTGCGCGCACTTCCGTCCCCTGGCGCTTCAGCACTACCTGGCCCGGCACGTCAGCGAATGTCTTAGGATTAATGCCGCTTGAACTATCAGCGAGCCAGATGCCCTTGTTCATACGGAGGGCGTTTTCCAGCACCAGCGACTCGTTCTTGTCACTGCCCCGCTGCAGCTCCTGCACTTCAGAGACCAGGCTCTGGCGTGGCCAGAAGCCGTGAATGCTCGGTTGCAGCTTGACTTGAATGAGGGGAAACGACTCCCCCCAATAGGGGCTAATGTCGTCATAGAGCACGACGGACTGCGTACACTGAATCAAGCGGCCCTGGGGGTACTTGTAGCGCGCCACCTGGCGCAACTTCTTTGTGCCGTCGAGGTCCTCGTACTCTTCGACCTTGTGCTCGAGCTGCAAGTCTCGGGTGTAGCAGGTATAGACCCGCACCCCGGTCTCGGCGCCGCCTGTGGGGACCGGGCCGCCGTAGGGATAGAGC